TACGAACATGTTTGGATGTTAGACAACAAACATAAAAAGACTGAAGAAAAAGAGATTTGGGCATTTAAGATAAAAGCATCGGCCAAAACCAAACAAAGGATTATTGTTGACTATGTCAGTCCCATAATGACTTACGAACTACATCCTGATCTAGAAGGAATGCAGTTTGAAGGCATAGAAGAACATGTAGCACATCATAAAGAGTTTGAATATAGGCATTGTTGGAAACTGGATACAGTTACTAGTACAGGCTATGACATGGTTGCTGTTACTGGATCTTATGTGTATAAACCCAAAGGCGACAAGTATGTGGGCATAGTATTTCCCGCAGTTAACATTCAAAAGAATCCCAAGTTGCCCAGATTGGAAATGGAAGTTGACTACAACATTCCTTATCACGACAAAGACTTCGAGCATGTTTGGTATCTTGATCCAGAATGGAATCAAGACAATGTATGGGCATTGACCATGAGTCTAGTTGATAATCCCGCAGGCACAAAGGAAATGGGTATTGTTACTCCATTGTTTGAACCACTTGATGTAGTGTTTATCAGTTACAATGAAGATAATGCAGAAGAAAACTGGCAACGAGTTTTAGAGTTTGCTCCATATGCACAACGAGTAGATGGAGTCAAAGGTATCATGGCCGCACATAAAGCCGCAGCCGAGCTATGTGAAACAGACATGTTCTTTGTGGTGGATGGCGATGCGTATTTGGAAGACGATTGGTCGTTTAACTTTCAGCCAGGCATCTTTGATAGAGACTGTGCTTATATTTGGCACAGTCGTAATCCCATCAATGGTTTGACTTATGGCAATGGCGGTGTTAAACTATTACCACGTGCTTATGTATTACATCGTAAAACTTGGACTACATTAGACTTTTCTACTACTGTGACTAAAAAACTCAAAGTCATAGAAGAAGTTAGTAACACAACCCGTTTTAATACCAGTGAGTATGCTACTTGGCGCAGTGCCTTTAGAGAATGTGTTAAGTTATGCTATAACATGGTCTATGATTCAGATAACTCTGAACATGAAGAAAGATACAATGATTGGCTTACAAAAGGTTCAAATAAACCATTTGGTGAGTATGCACAGCTAGGTGCTCAACATGCTAGAGAGTTTATAGATAATGCTCGTCCTGATCAACTAAAGAATATCAATGACGAAGAATGGTTATTAAAGGAATATAATGTCAGATTCGGACGAGAAGAAAGTTAGAAAACTCATACCCATTATGAACAAAGTTAGTCCAACATTTTGTTTGGCTAAATGGCATCATACTACTTTGTACTTACAAACAGGTGAAACACACAGTTGTTATCACCCGCCTCCTCACAAGATAAACAAAGAAGAGATTAGACGTAATCCCAGTGCCCTGCACAATACTCCTATCAAGAAGTTAGAGCGCAGGGATATGTTATTAGGTGTACAAACCAAAGGTTGCCAATACTGCTGGAATATTGAAAATATGGGCGAAGGTTACATCAGTGACCGCCACATTAGAACAACATCTATCTATACTCCTTCAAGATGGGAAGAAGCAACTACAGGTTCTTACAATAAGAACATCAACCCAGAATATATTGAAGTATCGTTCGGTAATGAATGTAACTTCAAATGCGGCTATTGCCACCCCAAAGCCAGCAGTCGTTTCTACAACGAAATTAAACAGCACGGTCCTGTAGAAACAGTTAAGAATCATCGATGCGATATTGATTACCTAAAGATCTACGAGCGTGAAGAAAGTAATCCATTTGTGGATGCTTGGTGGCGTTGGTGGCCCGAAATGAGTAAGACACTGAACATTCTACGAGTTACTGGTGGGGAACCACTGATGCACACCAGTACTTGGAAACTGTTTGATAGCCTGAAAAATGACCCTATGCCTCAATTAGAATTAAATATCAATAGCAATATCGGTGTCAAACCAGCATTGGTAGATAAGATGATTGATAGTGTAAACTATGTTACAGACAACAAAGGAATCCGTAGATTCAAGTTGTTTACTAGCATTGATACATGGGGGCCACGAGCAGAATATATTCGAACAGGATTGGATTTGTCTATTTGGGAACGCAATCTAGATGCGTACCTAATAGGTACTGGACAGCCAATCAGTTTTATGATTACTTTTAATATCTTGTGTGTGACAACATTCAAGAGCCTATTAGAAAAGATCTTAGAATGGCGTGCCAAATATAATCAGTACAATAGAACTGATCAACCGCAAATGGTTAGATTTGATACACCTTATCTTAAAGAACCATTGCAGTATGATATGAATATATTACCCAAGGCAGAGTTTTTACCCTATATGCACGAGTCGTTGAAGTTTATGGAAGATAATACAGACGAAAGCGATTTGGCAAAGTTTACAACTTTTGAATATGAAAAGTTTAGACGTGTCGTTGATTATATGGAATCAACGACATATGATGATGATCGCGTCGCCGAAGGACGCCGGGATTTTTATAACTGGTTTAATGCGTTAGATGAACGCAGGGACACAAACTTTTTGGAAACTTTCCCAGAGATGACAGATTTTTATAATGAATGTAGTGAATATGAATAAAGTAATACCGATTAACAAAAAGTATCTGATGGAGGAAAGCAAGACTTTCTGTATGCTTCCTTGGCTGCATCTTTTTGTAAGTCCCGGCGGTGAAGTATTTCCTTGCTGTACCACTGATAGATCTTTGCAGTTAGGTAGTGTTAGAGAAAACTCTTTAGAGGAAATCTTCAATAATGACGCTACCAAGAAGTTACGATTAGATATGTTGAACGATGTTCCTTCTGATTGCTGCAAGATGTGTTATGATCGTGAAAAGATCAGTCCGCACACTTATAGAACATTTGGTAAAGATCACTTTGGTGATCGATTCGAAGAACTGGTACCTAATACCAACGAAGACGGGTCGTTAGATGAGTTTAAACTTCTTTTACTTGATATTAGATTTAGTAATATCTGTAACTTTGCTTGTAGAACTTGCGGTGCTGACTTTAGTAGTAAATGGGGTGCCGAACAAAAGAAACTAGGATTAGAAGATTGGGTTACTATTCATGCAGACAACCACAAAGGTACACTGATTGAAGAAGTACAAAAACATTTACACCACGTGGACATTTTATATTTTGCTGGTGGTGAACCACTAATCATGGACGAGCATTATATTATCCTTGAGGAAATGATTCGTCGAGGACGAACAGATGTAATGTTGCGTTACAATACAAATGGTAGTACTATTAACTATAAGAGCAAAGACTTGTTAGATCTTTGGAAAAACTTTAAAAAGATTGAACTACAAGTAAGTATTGACCATTACGGCGACCGTGCGGAATACATTAGACATGGCACCGATTGGGGTGTAGTTGAAAGTAACTTGATTAACTTTAGGAAACTACCTAACGTGAATTTAGGAGTAGCCACAGTATTAAGTGTGTTTAACTATCTTACTATAACTGAGTTTTATAGTTATATGTTAGATAAAGAGTTGATTAAACAAGAAGATTATCAAACTTATTTGTCTATGACCACTCATCCGCCGTATTATACTGCTACTGCTTTACCTAGGCAACTAAAAGATGTTGGAACAGAAAAAATAATGAAATATGCTCCAACTTTACAAACTGGACATATTGTAAAGCAATATCTAGATTTGGCTGTTCCTTTTGTTAATAGTGAAGATACTTGGAGAACAGCAAGAAAAGAGTTTATACACCATACCAAAGAGCGTGACAAGGTACGCGGGGAATCTTTTGTAAGAACATTCCCAGAACTACAAACAATGTTGGAAACAAAGTGAAAAATCAAAAAACTGTAAACGTAAACAAAGACTTTCTTTTAAATGAAAGCAAGACATTTTGTATGTCTCCTTGGGTTCATCTATACACATCACCAGTGGGCGAAGCAGCCGCTTGTTGTATTGCTCGCGATATTGTTGGAAATACAACAGAACAAACTGTTGAATCCATTGTCAATGGTGAAAAGATGAAACAACTGCGTTTGGATATGTTGAACGAACGCTTTAATCCTGCATGTGCTGGCTGTCACGAACACCAAGCACAAGGCATCAGTTCCAGTAAAGACCAGTTTGCCAAACGCTTCAAACATCACTTTGACGAAGCAATGGAAAATACATTAGAAGACGGT